GGCTACGGCCGTCCTCCATAAATGTACACACTACCAGCCCTCACGTATAAGCTGAGGCCACGGTGATCGCGCGCGGATCATCCTCTGGTGTGTATCTTTATGGAGGACTGTAACATGACAGCACTTAATCCTGAAAAGCTTACGCTTGAGAACCTTAGTCTTGAAGACGCTCGTCGTACTGCGATCGAACTTCTCTTGGATCTTAAGATTAAGAAGTCCAAGTTTAACAACTTGATTCGAGACATCAAGAATGCCAAGACTTCGCGTGAAGTTCAGCGCATCATGTGGAACATGTACATGGCTGGAACTGGGTACGGAGTTGGTGGCTCTGATTGGCAGAAATTCCATCGTGGCGTATAAAAATAAGCATGTACAAGTTCGTATGATCAGGGTATAATTATCTAGTCAAATCGGAAAGGAACATGGTTATGGCACACATGGTTGAAACGATGGCCTACGCTGGCGAAAAGCCTTGGCACGGTCTTGGTGTACAAGTTCTCGGTGATCTCACTCCCGCTCAGATGCTTGAAGCGGCAGGTCTTGATTGGACCGTCGAGAAGGTCCCTGCATTTGCAAAGATTGCCGGCAAGAACGTGCCGATCAATCAGTCGGCGCTGGTTCGCAGCTCTGACAACTCGATCCTCGACGTGGTCTCTGATGATTGGAACCCCATCCAGAACCAAGAGGCGTTCGAGTTCTTCAACGAGTTCGTCGCTGCTGGTGACATGCAGATGGACACCGCTGGTTCGCTGCGCGACGGTCAGGTCGTGTGGGGTCTCGCAAAGGTCAAGGAATCGTTCGAGCTCTTCAAGGGCGATCAGGTCGATTCGTACCTTCTCTTCTCCAACTTTCACCGCTACGGCTTCTCCACTGACGTGCGCTTCACGCCAATCCGCGTGGTGTGCAACAACACTCTGACTCTGTCTCTCAACCAGAAGGTCGAGAACTCCGTCAAGATCAGCCATCGCAGCAAGTTTGATGCTGACGTCACGAAGGAGATGCTCGGCATCGCCAAGGATAAGTTGGCTAAGTACAAGGAAATGGCTTCGTTCCTCGGTTCGAAGAAGGCCAAGGACGAGAACATCGTCGAGTACTTCAACCGCATCTTCCCCTCTACTGGTAAGAAGGACGTGTCTCGTAACGCACAGCATGCGATGGAGATCCTCCACACTCAGCCCGGCGCTGAGTACGCCGAGGGCAGCTGGTGGCAGCCCTTCAACGCAGTCACCTTCTTGACTGACCACGAGCTCGGTCGCAACGCCGATAGCCGCCTCTCTTCAGCATGGTACGGCTACAACAAGTCTCTCAAGACCAAGGCTCTCGAGCTCGCGGTCGAAATGGCAGAAGCAGCTTGAAAAGGAAATTGAACATGTCACGTCTTTCTCTATTGTCACGTCGTCGTCAAATCATCAACTTCATCAAGACTAAGTATCGTACGGGCAAGGAATTCAACTCGACTGTCTTAGCTCGCGAGTCTGGTATCGATCAAGACTACGTCTCAACTGTCCTGCGTGAGCTGCGCATCAACGGTAAGATTACAAAGGTCCGCGAAGAGGCCGGATCCGGTGGTCGTCGTCTTCGCTTCGTCTACGTGTTGGCTGGCACAGAGAAGACTTCGTTCGCTTCGCGTGTTATGCAGACGATCGGTGCTAAGTCTCTCGCTGACTACACCGACGAAGAGATCCTTCAAGAACTCAAGCGTCGAGTCGGCTAATGGCCAAGAACTTACTCAGTCTGAAGAAAGTCAAGAAGCCTCGGGTCACACGATCCGAGGCATACTTGATCAACAAGAAGTACCTCGGCGAAGAGCCGTCTTACAACGGTACTCTGACGCAGAGTGAGTACGGTGCTGCGCTCAATTGGTACAACTACATGTGCGAGACCAGCGACGCGCGTGAGTACATCAACGACTATCTCAAAGCTGAGAAGCGTCTCAGCGAGATGAAGACGTTCAAGCGTGTGCCCGACGTGTGGGTGTCTGGCACAGCTGGATGGATCGCTCGCCTCTTGACTCGTGGCTATACTCTTCCGGGTAACCCAAAGCTCTTCTTCGAAGAGCAGATGAAGGACATGCTGTCGCGTGCCAAGCGTGAAGAGCCCGATGAAGTTCCCGTCGAGAAGGTCTCTATTCAAGAACGTGTGCGTGAGAAGACTCAAGAGATCATCGGCGACATCGAAACCATGATCGATACTGGTGAAGAGTTCAGTCTGTACGACTACATGAAGAGCAAAGAGATCCCCGCTCTGTATGCACCTCACATCGTCCGTGCATATGCACCCTGGTTGGACGAACTGATCGAAGCATACGAGGGTGGAGACGATCAGCTGAAAGAAGCTTACAAGCATCTGAGAAAGCCAGAGCTGAAGCAGCGTATCTTTTTCTTCAACAAGCTGATCGAAGACGCCGAGAAGTACGGCAACGTTGCCAAGAAGACTCGTGCACCTCGTAAGCCTCGTGCAGTATCGAAGGATAAGTTGCTGAAGCATCTCAAGTTCCAGAAAGAAGACAACGAATTTAAGATTGCCTCTATCAACCCCGAGAAGATCCTCGGTGCACAAGAACTGTGGTGTTTCAATACCAAGTACAAGGTCCTCACCGTATTCCGCGCTCTCGATCGTGGTGGTCTCCAAGTAAAGCGTTCGTCTATTACTGGGTACGATGAGAAGACTAGTATGTCGCGAGGCTGTGGTCGCCAAGCACAGAAAGTAGTTGACAATATTCTGAACGGTGGTAAGATAGTGGTACGCAAACAAATGGAAGAGCTGAAGACTCAGAAGCCTCTCCAAGAACGTATCAACGAGAACACTATCCTGTTGAAGGTGGTATCATGAATGTATTCTTACTAATACTCGCATCGATCTTCTTCGGTGTCCTTGCACTGACGACGAAGGATCCGATGGTGGCTGCTTTCAATGGCTTCTCGTGTGCTATATGGTTCTGTATGGCAATGAATACTCCTTTATGAGAGCTGATCATGATCACAGTCAAAGTAAAGAATCCACTGTGGGATCGTCGTGCATCCTTTGCATATCCGATCTCTGAATTCAACTACTACACTGGCGAAGTTGTACCCAATCCTCGTTGGTGCACAGACGATCAGTTCTGTCTAGCTACTGGCGACACACAGTTTCCGTTCCGCGTCCTCGACAAAGACGACGTGATCGGCATGGCTCGCAAGAAGAAGACAGACACTCGAGTTCGTACTGTATCGATCGCAGGCACTAAGCCCGGTCAAAACTATCTCGTTACCATTGACGGCAAGAACTCGTCTTGTACGTGTGTCGGCTTTGGTTATCGTAGAGACTGCAAACATATCAGAATGGCGGTGGCAGCATGAAAGTCCTCAACGAATGCAAGATGTTTACGTCAGAGCAACTCGATAAGATCGAGCAGCACTACAACGCTAAGTACGTCCTCGAGTCATGTCTGATTGACTCTACGGGTCAATGGGCCAATTTCCCTGCAGCGTTCTTCTACACCGAAGAGAAGCATCCTACGGGATCTAACTACTTCGCCCTGTTCTTCGACGAACAGGGTCATCTGATGATCACGAACGGCGGTCCATCTATCGAGGGCATCACGTTCTGGGGAATCGAAGCCGAGGGTGAAGTAGCGTATTCTCGCTATCGTCATGACTACGTGACACATAAGAACGACACGTTCGTCGATGGTGGCCGAGACTACTTCCGAGTGGGTGGCGATCAGTTCGACGACTACAACAAAGTATGCTTCAAGGTAGTGAACGGCAACATCGAGATCGATGAATACCCATTCGTGCCTGACTTCGACTATCATAATCGGGAGTACAACTGATGAGAAAGATGCCGTATACGATCGACGTAGACTACGAGATTGCGGGTCAGATCGTCAAGCAGGTCTTGAAAGAAGACTATAACAACACTTGCGATATGATCCGTGCTCTCTTGCCTCGTATCGATCTGAAGCCGTACGAATTACAAGATCTTGAACTCGCTCTCGAACATCGTAAAGCATTCGAGGTCTTGCTTCGCTACTACTTCTACATCTCAGAAGCCGAGAACATGATCGCTGCTCAGCGAGCAGTTGACAAAATGGACGTTGAGTAGTAGAATAAATAATATGCTGAGGTCGATGACGCGTTCAGAATAGACGTTTCGGACGGGAGGGCAGTACTCCCCGCCTCCACCACAGATACATTGCAGTGCGTTATACCAGCGTAATTGACTATAGTCATAGAGGTAGAAAGCAGTGTATCTTTGATGGGGGCGACATAGGTTCGACGGGGCGTGGTAAAGGTACGAAGAGACCGAAAGCAAATCGTAGGTGCAAACGACAACAACGCACGTGATTTCGCTCTAGCAGCGTAATCGGAGTTAGGGAGGCACTTGGCAACAGAAGCCTCCCACCCTTTTCTTATTGGAGATGTAATGATGGAATTCCTTAGCTATCTTAACTTCGCGCGCGAGACCTACATGTCTGAATACAACGCGAAGCTTGAAATGATCATGCTCACGTACGGCAACGAAGAAGATCCGACTAAGCGCAACGAAGAGCTCGCTAAGTTAAAGTTCCCTACGTGGAAGAAGATCGTCGAGCGTGCACAAGAGATTGCCGACCTCGGCAAGTAACAGCTAATGGTCTCTTAGCTCAGCTGGATAGAGCAACGGATTTCTACTCCGTGGGTCGAGGGTTCGAATCCTTCAGAGACCGCCATTCAAATAGGAATATACAATGAACAAAGTTCTATTGATCGTAGCAGTCGCCGGTGCATTGGCTGGTTGTACTCCACGTGAACAACAGCTCGTCGCTGCTGGTGCAGTGGGTGCAGTGGCCGGTGCTGTCATCGCTTCTGAAGCTACACGCCCTCAACCAGTATACGTCGAAGAGCGTAGGCCGATCGTGTTGCCTCCACGTGCATACGTACATCCGCCTCGTCGTTGCTACTCCGTGTGGGATCGTACTCCTTACGGGCTCGTCGAACGCAGGGTCTGTAACTGATACAACGGGGGTGGGTGTTGGTACACGAGAGGAGCTTATACCTCCTTTAGCGGCAGATTACCGTTCTAGACTTGGTTCGAATCCGAGCACCCCTACCAATTCTTCGGAGACTACATGAAACAGACGATATTGATTCGCGACATACCAGTCGGCGTCCTGCTCATCGTGTTGGCTCAGTTCTTCATCTACGGGTTGCTGTACATCACTAAGTTCCCGTCAGTGATGGAATTGCTGGGCATATATCTCTTCATCATCGGTGCAGACGTTCTCTTTCGCGTCGGTCTCGGTCTCATCATAGGAAAAGAAGTTGCTAAAGCCGATGAATAGAAACTTCGTGCAAGAGATCGAGGATCTCTGCCGTGCAAAGAACATAGAGTACATAGATGCTGTGATCACGTGGTGTGAGACCAATAGCATAGAACTCGAGTACGCTGCTGCTATAATCAAGAAAGATCCGATGTTCAAGTCTAAGCTTCAAATCGAGGCAGAGAACTTGAACTTTCTTAAGAAGAGCGGTAGTCTTCCCATATAAATAAGATTGGAAACATAGGGAGATACGTATGCTACTCAAGACAGTAGGTAAGCCCAAAAAAGTTCCTATCAAGTTGTGCAAAGAAGCGATCCGTTTCTATGGACGCTACTTACTCGGTCCAAGACTATATCACAACGTAGAGATCATGCTTGAGTTCAGCGACTCAGAGCTGAGCGAGCACGTGTACGGCTACTGTGATTGGAACGACGACAACCACAAAGCACGCGACTTCACCATCACACTCAATCCCAATCTCGGCAAGAGGAACACTCTGTTGGTCCTAGCGCACGAGATGGTCCACGTCAAGCAGTACGCCAAGGGCGAGCTGAAGGACTTCGTGCGACTGAACAGAGTGAAGTGGAAGGGCAAGATATACAACGACCGCAAGATCGACTACTGGGAACTGCCGTGGGAGATCGAAGCACACGGTCGTGAGAAGGGTCTGTATTACAAGTTCCTTGACAATCTGCGCAAGAGGAAGTAAGATGGCTAGTGTGTATGCGAACGTAGAGATCGACTTAGATGACGTCGACTCCATCGATCTGATCAGCGAGTTACAAGATCGTGGGTACGAGGTGTACGGCAAACAGTCGGGTGTCATGTTCGACATGTATCAGTCCTACCTATTGGACGACGACAAGAAGTTTAGAGAACACGTAAAGAAACTATTGATAGAGAATGGATTCCACCCATAAGATGTCAGCTATAGAATGCTATCGTGAGTACGTGGCGCTGAAGAACCACTTCACTCAGCCCCACTACGACTACTTCAAGTACAACGGAAAGACGAGAGCCAACGGAAAGAACTTCGAGGCTCGCAACGACAAGCTCTTCTTCATGAAGGTAGCTAAGCGACCCGACGCGTTCAACTTCATGTTGGCCAATCTGGTGAAGAACGAGAAGACTTGGATCAAGGAGATGGCATACTCTCCCGAGGCCGAGCAGGTATACAGGGACTGGGTCAAGCGTACCGAGTCGCTGATGTATTCGTTCAAAGAAGAACTGTCCAAGCTGAACGAGGACTTCGATTCCAACTTCAGAGTAGTGGACCAAAGCCATCCCCACGTCGTGAAGCTGTACCTCCGCAACGAGGTCAGTCTCGAGACGCTGGTGATCCTCGTAGACCAAGTGAAGTGCGTATCATATTGGGCTAAGAGGTTCGAGTACGACCCGACTATGGAAGAGGTACTGAGGAAGATCCAGAAGTACCGTCCGTTTCTAAAGTATGACAGCGACAAAGCAAGAAAGATTTTGCTTGACAAATTTGAGTAGTCGGTGTAGTATAAATAATGTTGCGGGCGCGAGCCCAATACTAGCAATACGATCAATACTAACAATACGGAGAATACTATGTCAGATTTCGCAAAGCTAAGAGCTAACTCTAAGAACTCTCTTCAGAAGCTCACGTCCGAGTTGAACAAGATCAACGGCAACGGACAGACCGAGTCCTTCAAGGACGATCGCTTCTGGTACCCCAACGTAGACAAGGCAGGCAACGGCTATGCCGTCATTCGCTTCCTTCCCGCGCCCGGCGACGAGGACGTTCCGTTCGTACGCATGTTCGAGCACGGCTTCAAGGGTCCTACTGGTTCGTGGTACATCGAGAACTCCCTCACCACCATCGGCAAGAACGATCCCGTGGGTGAGTACAACTCGATGCTGTGGAACAGTGGGTTGGAGTCCGACAAGGAGATCGCTCGCAAGCAGAAGCGTAAGCTTCACTTCATCAGCAACATCTACGTCGTGGTCGACCAGCAGAACCCCGAGAACGAGGGTAAGGTGTTCTTGTTCAAGTACGGCAAGAAGATCTTCGACAAGCTGAACGACGTGATGAACCCGTCCTTCCCTGATCAGGATCCCATGAACCCGTTCGATCTGTGGGCGGGTGCCAACTTCAAGCTGAAGATCAGGAACCTCGAGGGCTATCGCAACTACGATAAGTCTGAGTTCTCTCCTCCCGCTCCTCTGTCAAACGACGACGAGAACATGGAGAAGATCTGGAAGCAGACTCACTCGTTGAAGGCGTTCCTCGATCCTTCCAACTTCAAGTCATACGACGAGTTGAAGTCCAAGCTGCACAAGGTACTGGGTCTCGATGGATCCACTGCTGGTGTGACTCCCGAGGTAGCTCGTAAGAAGGCTGCTGAGGTAGACCTGCCGTGGCAGACCGAGGACGTCGTACAGCCTCCGAAGATGAAGGCTAAGGAAGCACTCACCTCTCGAGTCTCGGAAGACGAGGACGAGGACATGGAAGAGTTCTTCTCTAAGTTGAACGACAAGTAAGAGAGAAGGGGGCGATGAGCCCCCTTTTTATTATCAGTTCTTACCGGCGATCTTCTCTTGACCGCGAGTCCATGCTGCCACGCCGAGGATGGCGCCGAAGGCCATGTGTATCAGTCCGCCGTTGTCCAAAGTAATCGACTTCCACGGGATGTAGGTCATGCCCTTGATGAACTGGGGCATGAACATCGAGATGATCGGGAAGGCCACGAAGTCGCAGAAGCACATCAGCATGTACAGCCAACCCATTGCCGGGCGCCAGTACGAC